CTCGCTCATTGCGAGTCGGGTCGGGTCCCTTTGCGCCTAAAGCGCGCTGTCTTTCGACAGGAGGAAAGATATGAGTTATTCAAAAGAGTGGCAGACTCGTCCCCCCGTGTGGTACTTCAACGAGCACATCTATCCAGATGGCTCAAAGGAGATACTCTCGGGGTTCGGATCTGTTGTTCTTACGAATACTCGTATTGGACAATCTGTGCCTAACTTCGCCACTAAAATTGCGTCTCTTGTAGACGCGTCTAGTGACTTCTTCACTCAACGCCAAGAGTTAAGTGGTCTTAAACCACTCCAAATCACGATGAATGCCTCAGGGCATTATTATCGTGTGGACTGGAATATTACCACGTCTCATCCGCCTACGGTGAACGAGTTCTCATTGTCATCAGCGGAGAATAAGGCTCTTAAAAAGCTCTATTCTTCTGTTGGTGATGTGATGAGTGAAGTGCAGTCTCTCCCGTTTCTGGGGGAGATTCGCGAGGCAAGAAGGATGGTAAAGGATCGCGCTGAACAGCTCCTCAGGACTGTTCTCCGCGACGGGAAACAGCTGCGCCGACTCTCTAAGGATTTAAGACGTTCCGGTAAGGACTGGCGGTTTACTGCCAATCGTTTATCGGGCGCCTTCTTAGAGATGCAGTTCGGCTGGTTTCCGCTCGTGGGGGATATTTCTGATGCTGTGAACGTGGTCTTAGACGATCACCCGGGTCCTTACGTTAAGGGAGCGGCATCGACAGTGCGCGTGGTGGGGGATTACCCCTCTACCACGTACCACTCGTTTGGTGCTACGTCCTGGCTCGTAGAGACTCGTGTGAAGCAGGTGGACCTTGTCCGTTATAAGTACCGTCTCCTTATTCAGCCCTCAGTTTCATCGAGGCTAGGCTTAGCCTGGTCTCAAGTACCGGGGGCTGTTTGGGAGTTGACCCCGTGGTCGTTCCTCGTTGATTATTTCCTTGATGTTCAAGGGTTTTTAACGAGTCGCGTCTACGGTGGTGTTAGTACTATTTACGGAACGAGGTCTGTTCGCCGCAAAGCGACCGCCGACCGTATAGCCATAGCCACTTCTGGTTCTGGCAGTAACGGTTACTCGACCTGCACTACTACAACCTATCAGCGGATAAAGCAGTCAAGCTTGCCTTTCCTATGTACCCACACTTAATCTAGCAGGCCCTCTTCAGGGCTTGCGTGGGTTCAACATAGCGGCTTTGCTTGGCTGTCGAATTCGCTCCTACTGATGAGGTCATTATGACCATTTCCATCTCCAGCCCGGTAACGGGCTCCGCACAGACCGGTCTCACTACCCCGACTTATACTTTAGTCGAGGATGTTGCCCCGGACGTGAACGCAAAGCAATATGCGGTCACTGCGTTGGGTGGAACACAGTCGGGTGTTACAACCCACAGTGTTTCATCGCCGTTTACCATCACATTTTGGCGTCCGCGTGTACTTAAAGTGCTTCAAGCGGTTACCAATCAGCTCGCGCTGCTTGGGCCGTCTCCGCGCAATAAGTACTCTCTCGTAACGCGTAAAGGTGTTCTCGTCCTAGCCGGGCAACCGGCTCAGGTCTTGATTATCAATACGCAGATCGAGATTCCGGCAGGTGCCGAAGCAGCCGACCCCGAAGACGTTCGGGCCGCGCTGTCCGCACACATCGGATCACTGGATCAGATTTCATCTGGTTTCGGTGATACCGCTGTTAGCGGTGTGATGTAACGTATCCGCTGCTATGCAGCTTCCACGTCTTAAGCGAGGTTCTGTATGGAGTTACAACCTGCAGCTCTTTATCAAGCTGTTATTGACGATACGGCTTCGTGTGCAGCTGTCGATGACACCTCTGGATTTGCCGCGCGGGTTCTCCGCACGACAATTCTTAAAAAGTGTCGCGACAACCGGAGCGAGTCAGCGCGCATTATCGCTATCAATCACTTTTGTGGTCGAGCGAGATCCGCGACGCCCACGCTCCCCGATTTAAGCTACGCACGAGGGTACCTTCATCGCCTTCTTTGGGCTATTGAGCCTGAGGAGGTTGTGGATGGTATGAGACCAGGGCCTGGTAGTTCGATCGATATGCATTGGAAGTCTACGAGCTGTTTTACAAAAATAGCTCATGGAAATCCAACTGTGTCATCTTTCGAGCTCTATCAGACCTACCTGTACCTCTTGGAGAATTATGACCCATGCTGGTATTCGGCCGAAATCTTACGCCGAAACCGTTATGGTGCTCCAAGGGTAGTCAACTATAACAGAGTGGTTTGTGTCCCGAAAACGTCTGAGATCGACAGAGTTATTGCTGTCGAGCCGACCATTAATTCAATCATGCAACAGGGCGTAAAGTTTGCCCTGGAGCGTAGGCTGAAGTCGGTTGGCATAGATCTCGCTACGCAGCCTGACAAAAACAGGCATATGGCTCGTCTGGGCAGCATGGGTTACGGTCTCGCGACCGTTGACTTCACTGCTGCTTCGGACTCCATATCGCGTAGCTTGGTTCAATCACTAGTTCCACGTGATTGGTTCGAGACGCTTGTTGATGTATCGTCGCCCTCTTTCAAAGTGGATGATGAGATTATCAACGCAGATCGCATAATGCTCAGTATGGGGAATGCTACAACGTTTCCTCTGCAGACCCTTATCTTCCTCAGCTTAGTCTATCAAGTCTATGCTGAGAAGGGAGAGAGGTTCGCTGTGAATGAAACCGTCGCCGTTTTCGGTGACGACGTAATTCTTCTGCAGCATTGTTGTGAGAGATTCCTTGAGCTCGCATCCAGCGTTGGGTTCTTGCCCAATCCTGAGAAAACCTTTTTCTCCGGGGAGTTCAGAGAGTCGTGTGGGGCCGACTGGCTCAACGGGCGGAATGTTCGAGGTGTCTATTGTAGATCCCTCAAAGACATTGGCTCCGTGCTCTCGCTGAGAAATCAGCTTGCAGCTTGGAGCTACCGCCATTCAGTCAGTTTGCCTCGTACCCTCAGGTACCTAGATCGGTATTTGTGCAAGCGCGGTTTCGCTTTACGCGTTCCGCATAGCGCGCCTATCGATTCAGGTATCAGGTCTCGCAAAGGGCGGGCAGTGTTTGACAAGACATTGTACTGCTTAGTCGTACCACGCCTGTGCGTTCTACCTCCTAAACAGAGGTCAGCGCGTAGACTGATACGAGTCCACTCAGGTTTTGTTACGTTAGGTCACCTCCTTGGTGGTCTACGTGGCGGAATGCTGATGGAGCGACCCTTGTCAGGGCCACGCTCCGGACGGAAGAAGTTCCAGTTTTACAGCTGGGACGATCCGATGTCCGGAGAACGGTGGATGTATGATTGTAGTCGTACATCAGCTGGTTTTGTATCCCGTGAGGGATAGGGAG